TACAGGCTCGGCAAACATCATGGGTAAGAGCCTGAACGATTGGCGCCAACGGCTTCTGGCCAATGATGTGCACCGCCTTCAAGAGAACCTGACGCTCGGTGCTCGTCTCGGTGACAATGAGGCTGCTATGCGTGCTCGGCTTCTTGGCCATACAAGCTATGGTGGGCGAAATGGCGTCACTGCCACTGCCCGACGCGAGCTTGAGACGCTGACAAGAACGGCAGCAGACGCCTTTGCTGATCTTGCCCGCGTGCAGATCAATATAGAGAACCCATTCAGCGCAAAGGAAATATATGTTGCCATCCTTGACTCCCGAACCACTGAGCAATGCAAGGGACTACATGGAAAGGTTTTTAGCGCAAGCGAAGGACCTCGGCCTCCTATCCACTGGTATTGCCGATCGACTAGAATTCCATTGGTCGGAGATGGTCCCAACAGAATACCCCGTTATCGAGAATGGCTCAATCGTCTTTCCATCGCAAACCAGAACGAAGTGCTCGGCCCACGACAGGCCGCAGCTTTCCGCAATGGCTCCCTCGACCTACAAACCTTCCGCGAACCTAACTGGCGCGGCATCGATTTAGAGACCTTGGCAAAACGCGAAAGCCGGGTCTTTGAAGCCGCTGGAATGGGTGCTCCATTTCAGTAAAACCGGTCCATGTGGATCAAAGGCGCATGGCGCTTTAAGTATATAGGACAAGTCCTATAAATAAGAGGAGCATACAATGCTTGAACTTCTTTACAACTCCGCAGACGAAATCCCTGATGGCTTTGCCGACCTTTACACCGAAAAGGATGGCAAGTGGCACCTCACTGGCATCAAGGGCCTGAAGACCGAGACCGACACCAACAAGCTGTCCAAAAGCCTTCGCGAAGAGCGCGACGCCCACAAGAAGACCAAGGACAAGCTGGCCAAACTTGGCGGCGACGACGTGGACATCGACGAAGTGGTGGAACAGCTCGATGAGCTGGAAGACCTCCGTGCACGCATCGAAGCCGGCGAAGGTGGCAAGGTCGACGAAAAGAAGCTGGAAGAACTGGTGGAAGCTCGTATGAAGCGGGAACTTCGTCCCCTCGAGCGCGAGCGTGACCAGCTCAAGTCGCGCAACCAGGAACTCGAAGGCGAGAACGGCACCCTGAAGACCACCATCAACAATGGCACCATCGAGAGCCGTCTCCGTGAACTGGCTACCGGCGAAAATGTTGTCGGCTCCGCGATGGATGACATTGTGTTCATGGGCACCCACATGTTCGAGGTCGCTGAAGACGGCGCCATTGTTGCACGTGAAGGCGCTCGTGGCGTGGAAGCGGGTATCACTCCTGACATCTGGCTGACCGACATGAAAGAGAAGCGCCCGCACTGGTGGCCCGCTTCCCAAGGTGGCGGTGCTGGCGGTGGCAAGGACGGTATCAGCGGAGGTGCCAACCCTTGGGGCGCTAAGACCTGGGATATGGAAGCTCAGGGCGCAATGGTTCGTGGCGATCGTGCCAAGGCTGAGCGCCTGGCGAAAGCCGCTGGGTCGAAGATCGGGGCAACCAAACCGACCGAAGCCGCGTAAACGCTGGCTTACGGCGCTGGTTTCCCGGCGCATATTCTATAACCATAGGCACGCGGGCATGGCTCGCGTGCCAACACCAACTAAAGAGGCTGGACATGGTTCTGGCTCTCCCTCACACCGAGCTGGCCATGGTGCTCGGCTCAGGTCTCCCAACAGATCAGAGCCAATTCAAGGAGTATTCCAATGGCTGTTACCAAAATTGCGGACGTGGTTGTCCCGGAAATCTACACACCCTACAAGCAGCAAGTGACTGAAGAGAAGTCCGCGCTGATCCAGTCGGGCGTTGTCGCACGCGACGAGAGCATTGACGCGCTCCTGAATGGCGGCGGCTTGACCTTCAACACCCCCAGCTGGAAAGACCTGGACAACGAGGAAGAGAACACCTCGACGGACAACGAGGCCTCGGATGCAGGGCTGAAGAAAATCGGCACCCTGACCGAAATCTCCGTGCGCCTGTCCCGGAACCAAGCATGGGGCGCCATGGACCTCGCGGCTGACCTGGCTGGTTCCAAGCCCATGACTGCCATCGGCAATCGTGTGGGTTACTACTGGACCCGTCGTCTGCAGGCCATGTTCATTGCCACCATGCAGGGCGTCTACGCCGACAACACTGCCGCGCCTTCTGGCTCGGAACACGTGCAGGGCGATTTGACCAACGACATCTCGGGTAGTTCCTACTCGGCTGGTGTGACCGACTTTTCTGCTGAAGCCTTCATCGACACTGCGGTGACGATGGGCGACAGTGCACAGGCGCTGGGTATGTGCTTCATGCACTCCATCGTGTTTGCACGGGCGCAGAAGAACAACCTGATTGACTTCATCCCTGATGCGCGCGGTGAGGTGGACATTCCCTACTTCCTCGGTCGCCGTGTGATCGTGGACGATGGCCTTCCCAACCCGGCTGGTGCTGGCGCCGCTCAAACGGCCGCTGGTATTTACCACACCTGGTTGTTCGGCGCTGGCGCGGTGCGCTATGGCGTGGGCACTCCTGAGACGCCCTTCGAAACCGATCGTCTGCCCCTTGCAGGTGACGGTGGTGGCCAAGAGTATATGGTTGACCGGGTTATGTGGTGCTTGCACCCTGCAGGCCATGCCTATGTTGGTACGAGCCCGTCGGGTGGTCCAACCAACGCTGCGACTTCCAACAACCTGGCCAACGCCAGTTCTTGGCAGCGGGTCTTCCAGGAACGGAAGCAGATCAAGATCGCGCGTCTCATCACTCGCGAAAGCTGATCGAGTTAGGGGCAGCTTCGGTTGCCCCTTAACGTAACAGGCTTCCTGAAAGGAACACCAAATGACCAAGGGCCTACAACGCTCCCTGTCGCGGGGTCCCAAAGCGACACAAAACGTAGTGACTGAACGGCTCATGCTGAACGTTGCCCTTGCCTTTACTGGCGTAGGCAGTGCCGCAGTGGTGGCAACCTCCCCGATCGCTGGCCTTCCCGAGGGCAATATCTTGCTCCTGGGCGCCACGGCCAATCTGACCTTCACAGGACCGACCTCTGCCAATCTGGCGGACGACTTCCAAGGGGACTATGGCATCGGTTCCACTCCGGCGAGCGACAACACCATCACGGGCACGGACGTCAACCTTGTTGGGTCGACTGCCATTGCCGCAGCCACCGCTGAAGTGAGTGCAAACAACCGGGGCGTGAACGCTGCCCAGGCGGTTCTGGACAACACCGATGGCAGTGGCGAAATGAACTTGAACGTGCTGCTGGATGCCGACGAGGTGACTGACACCGAAGAAGTCGTGGTGACCGTCACTGGCTCCGTCGACGTTGCCTATATCGTCCTTGGGGACGACTAACCAATGGGGCTGACTTCGGTCGGCCCCCAGTCAACTCTGAGGAGCAAACAGATGGCGAAGACCAACGAAGAAATCCTGGAGGCCGTTCGTGGCCTTGACCCGAAAAACGACGAGCATTGGACGGCTGATGGCCTCCCTCGCCTCGACGCTGTGGAAAATCTGCTTGGGACCGGCGTGACCCGCAAGGCAGTCACCAACTCCGCACCCGACTTCTCCCGCACTGTTGCAAGTGAACTGGTCGAGGCGCCCGAGGATGGCGAACCGCCCGTGGATGAACCGCCGGTCGAAAGCGACGAGACAGAGGCCGATCAATCGTCCCCCGAGGACGAGACTGAGGCCGGTGACGCTTCGGCAACCGATCCTGACCTGGACAACGATGCTCCGGTCGTGACTGATCCTGATGAAGATGAGGACGACGGGGACGATCCGCTGGCTGAAGGGCCTGCAGACATCGAAGCTGAACTGGACGCCGAGATTTTGGTGGTGCAGGAATACATCGGTGAAATCCAGCGTCACCTCGAAGAGGGCAAAAAAGCCCTTGCACAGGCAGAACACGATCTGGGTCAACTCGTCGACGAAAAGAACCGGCAATTCCCACCCATGACCCAGGCCGCTGCCATTCAGCAGTTCCAGCGCAATGAGCAGGCCAAACGTGCTGCAGCCCGCGGCGTGGGGCATACGAACTCGCCTCTCGATGCTGCACTGACTGCCCGTCGGAAAGTTCGTCGGCAGGGCTCACCCAAGGAGTAACTTGAATGCTAAAGCGAACCGCCAACCTGAATAGCCCAGCAGCGGTTCGCGCTCGCCTTCAAGCGGCTCTGTTCCATTCACGGGAGCAGCGACTAGGCCGTCAAGGGCCACAAGTCGCTGCTCCTGTTATTTCATCTGCTACTCCCTCAGGCAGTGACGTGAACGTCGTCGGCACTTCGGTGTCTGGGGCGCTTGTGATTGCCTACGTAGATGGCACCGAAAGCGCCAGAACCCGTGCAGACAGCCTGGGGGCATGGAGCTTGGCCATCGAGGGCTTGGCATCAGGCGCCTATGATGTGACGGCCACGTCGACCAGCTATGGCTCGACAAGTGTCGCCACTGCAGCTGAGGAGGTTGTGATCGCATGACCATTACTGTTGAAGATGGCACAGGTCTTCCAGCGGCCAACTCTTTCACCTCGGTGGCGTTCGCAGATACCTTCTTTGCGGACATTGGTGAAGCCACTTGGGCGGCCGCCATTGAGGCGCTCAAGGAAGAGAAACTTATCCTGGCCACTCGTTACATGAGCAAGCGTTATGGAACGCGGCTCAAAGGTATTATCTCCAGCTCAACGCAAGGCGTCGAGTTTCCGCGGGACTATATCTATGACGAGCGTGGAACGCTTATCACTGGAGTGCCAGTCAAGTGGCAACAGGCGTGCTGCTGGTATGCCCGCTATGCCTTGACCAATGACCTCATTCCGCCGATCATCTATCCAGTTGCAGACGGCGCGCCAGTTCCATTTGGGCGGATCAACCGCAAGGTGGAAAAAGTTGGCCCTGTCTACGAAGAAACCTACTACTCCACAGGTGGTGCCAATGCCTCACGTGTGAGTTCAGGAAGTGCACTGGTCGACGCAGACCGGGTCGTCCAGTATCCAGAGGCTGACCTCCTTGTTGGCCCCTTCCTGCGCAGCACGAAAGGGGTAAGTCGTTGAGCCTAGCCACTCGTCTTCAGGGAACAGCTGCCCGCTTGATTGACAAGCACGGTGCCGATATGATCGTCACCGCCCGCGCAGCTACGCCTGAACGCAAGACAGGTAAGCCCTGGCGTGGCTCAACTGGAACGACCACTGTGACAGTGCGTGCCATCCAATACGACTACGAGGCTGAAGAGGTTAAGGATGCCACTTGGCGCCGGAACAACACCCGCTTTTTGGTGGCCGAGAAGGATACGGATGGAAATCCGCAGTTCGCCACCGTAGACATTACCACCGCGACTGACCTGGAGGACACCTCAGGCGATGTTTGGAGCATTGACCTTGTGGATATTGTTGAGCCTGGGAATGACCGGGTTATCTACATTCTCAACGCGGCGAGGTAACCATGTCCCTAACACGCGCACAGGCAAGAGACGAAATGATGTCAGTGGCCAATACGGCCTTCGCTGGCTATGATGCCAATTTTCCTGTTCAATGGTATGACGACGACAGCAAGAAGCCTCCCAAGAACCGGAACGCCTTCGCTGAAGTTGGGGTATACCATACTGCTGGCCATCAGGCCACAATGGGCAGTATTTCAACGGGGCGAACCTTTCGCCGCTATGGATACCTCGAAGTGCTGGTGCATACCCCTGAAGGTGACGGGTTGACGCTGGCCGACGAACTCGCTACGATCATGCACGATGCCCTTGAAGGCGTTACCACCGTTGGTGGGGTCATCTTCAGGAACGTGCGTGCTACGGAGGAAGGGAAGTCCGGCTCCTTCCGTGTTACTAACGTTAGTGCGGACTTTGAGTATGACCAGATTAAATAGGAGGCCTTAAACATGGCACAGGTCAGCAAGATCGACAGCAATGTGACGGGGCTCCGTTACTGCGTTGAAACCTCTCTCGGGAACGCAGGTTCCGTATGGTATGCCCTCGACCCGAACTCGTATAGCGATTTCGGCGGGAACTTCACCAAGACGGCTCGCACCCCGATCAACAACCGCCGTTCGCGTTACAAGGGTGTCCTGACGGACCTCGAGAGCGCTGGCGGTTTCAACATCGACATGACCCAGTCTAATATCCAGGACCTGTTTCAGGGCTTTGTGTTCGACCAGTTCGAAGAAAAGGGAACCCAAGCCCCATCGGCTGTCACGGCCACTGAATACTCGGTGGCAGATGAAAGCGCCTTTGCGGCGAACGACCTCATCTTTGCTTCGGGCTTTGCCCTGGCAGCCAACAACGGGCTGAAAGTTGTCACCAGCGTCGCTTCTGGGGACGTGCTCTGCTCTGGGCTGTCCATCGAGGGCTCTCCTCCTGCGGGCGCCAAAATCGTTCGTGTGGGCCATCAATTCGCTTCCGGCGATTGCGAGATTGATGCCTCTGGCGACCTGCCGATCATCTCCACTACCACCAAGGACCTCACGGAACTCGGACTGGTTGACGGCGAGCTTATCTTCATTGGTGGTGACACTGCTGCCACCGAATTTGGCACGGCGACAGACAACGGCTGGTGCCGGGTGCGGAATACCGACGGGGCCAACTCGGTCACCCTCGACAAGGCTTCCGGCCAGATGGTGACTGATGTTGGTGGTTCCAAAACCATCCAGGTCTTCTTTGGGCGCACCCTGAAGAACCAGGAAGGCGCGGCAATCACCCGCACGACCTACCAGCTGGAACGTGAGCTTGGTGCTCCCGACGATGCCTCCCCGGCGCAAATCCAGTGTGAATACATCGTGGGTGCCGTGCCCAACGAAATGACGATGTCCATCGATACGGCGGACAAGATCACGGTTGACATGGGTTTTATGGGCATTAACTATGAGACCAACGATGCTGCGACTGGTCTGAAAGCGGGCACTCGTCCTTCTCTCGGCACCGGCAAGGCGTTCAACACCTCCACTCACGTCACGCGCATTCGCATGGGCCCGACCAGCGACGTGGACGAATATGTGGACGCCCTGTTCGCCTATGTGACGGAAGTTCGGCTGTCCATCAACAACAACCTTACCATTAACAAGGCTGTTGGGACACTCGGCGGGTTTGAAGTTACCGCGGGCACCTTTGAGGTTGGCGGAAACATCACTGCCTACTTCCAGAACACATCGGCGCTTGAAGCCCTGCGTGCCAACTCGGACGTCACCCTCGACGTCTGTGTGGTCAAGGACAACGCTGGCTTCTCCTTCGATCTGCCCCTGCTGTCCCTGGACGACGGGCGACTGAATGTGGAACTCAACCAGGCGATCACCATCCCGCTGGGCCTCATGGCTGCAGACGGCGAGGACGCGAACTCCAACCTGGCACACACCATCGTGATGAGCTTCTACGATTATCTCCCTGACGCCGCTGAGGCATAAGGGTTCAACGGAGGGCTGTAATGGCCCTCCATCAACTTTGCTGAGGAGCAAACAAATGGCCAAGACGAAGAAAAAGGGTGGCTACGGTTCATTCCGTTCCGACACCGCTGCAGAACAAGAAGGTGTTGAA